GGAGCCATAACTTGCTGTAGCTTTAAATGTGTTAATTGTATCATATCAGCAAAGCTAGTTATTCTACTAACTACAGACTCTATTCTACCTTCATACATCCTTGGGGCTACTATTTGATAATTCATTTTTACTCTACTAAAATCAGAGTCAGTTCTCATCATATTAGGACACATTCTCCATTTTAATAATCTATCGGCACCAACAATATAAACACCTTCGTATAATGTCTCTACAACTCTTTCTAACTTTTCAAAATCTCCAGTTTTATCTTCTGGTGGATTAAATGAATCATCTTTTTCAATTACTTTTTGAGCTCCAGTTCCAGTTGTTTTTAGTTTATAAACATTATTCATATGAGTTTTATAATTAAAATATAAAACTTGAACTTTGTTTTTATCTCTATTTGTTACGTAATCTAATGGGTATGCATACTTGTCTACTAACTCTTTTATTTCTTCTTCATTTAAATCTGGAAACTCTTTAACTAATTCGTTTATAGGTAATTCTTTTATTTCACCAATGTAATACACATCTTCAAAATACGGTGATTCAGTATGTGAGTAAACTAAATCAGTTGGATCTACATATTGTGCTCTAGCGCCAGTGCTAAAATCAAATGTTGTTTTAGTTGCGCCAATACCTAATACTGTTAAATCATAAAGTACTCTACGTCTAATTAAATCATAATCACTGTTTTCTAACAAAACACTTAAAGCCTGTTCTTCAGCTAACTCTACAGCTTGCTTAAAATCAAGTTGCATGTGTAACTTTAATTCATCTTGATCTTGTGGTAGTTTTTCTTTATCATTTTCATATAAATCAACACCAAACTGTTCCATTGCTATATCATTAAACTTTTTAGCTTCTATATCTCTTAATATAGACTCCATGTATTCAGTTCTTTTTTGAACACCAAATTCATCTTGAGAAAAACAATTTATTTCGTAGTTTCTTTGGGCCATGCCATTAACTACTATATCTACAAACTTTGGGATAACTGGTACAGGCTTCCAGTCTAAATTAAGATAAGATAAATCACCGTTAATAGATAATTCATTTTTATATTTTTGTATAGGTTGTTCACCTCTAGCATATAGTCTTAGGTTGTGAAAATTATTTTTATGGCTATTATACTTAGATGTAGTTCCTGAAAACCATTCATGTCTTATAGCTCTTGCTACTTTTAAACCATAATCTTCACTTAGCTTTTCCATATCGCTAACCGCCTGTGAAGGAAAGTGTATAGAGTGTTCTTGTCTCATATATTATTTTTAATTATCGTAGATGAAAATCCTTTATTATTATATTTAGATATATTTAAATTTAGTGGTTTTGGTTTTTGTTTTGGATTAGGTCGGTATAGATGTCTATTGCAAGCCATGACTGCTAATCCTGAACTTATTGACGCATCGTGCTTTGTTCTTCTATTGATATCAAACTTAGACCAATCGTTTAACGTATTGTTAAAATACATTGTTCCGTAAGTTCCGTCTTTTAATAAACCAACATGGTCATTAATATACATTTCAATTGCGGCAGCATGTGATTGTTTTATATCTTCACTAGAGTTTGGCATACCACCTACTTCTTTTTCAGTAACAGATAATTTATTCCAAACTTTATCTGGTCTATTCATACTAAACGCTCTATAACCTCTTCTTCTTAAGTAGTATAATAATCTTGGTTTATTATTCTCTGCAAGTATTGGCATGCCGTAAAATACTAATGCCATTAAAACATCTTCAAAAAATATTTCAGCTGTTTGCGGTCTTGCTATATATTCAAGGAAAAAAGTATTTGCTGGAGCGTCCTCCATTGAAAACTTTGTTAATCCATGCAAAGCTCCTTTTGATCCTCGTTTGTCTACTGTTCCAGATATATCGTATGAGTCGCAACCAAAAGCTCCTATGTGCTCATTACCTGGATATTTTACGCCATTTTTTAAAATAACGTTATTTTGTAATTTTGTTCCTGGCACCCAGCTAATATTAAATCTACCGTTTGGATCTGGATTAAATGTAACTAGTGTATCTTTCTTGCCATTCAACCATTGAAAGTTACCAGGTGTTATTACTGAAGAGTTTCTATTACCTTCGTTGTAATCTATTTGCTCATATATTTTTATAAGATTAAATAGACTATTTTTTGTTTCATCTCTAAACGCATGCTCTTCAGTTCTTGGAAACTGTCTATAAAATTCATTTAACCCGTCTTGATCGTCTTTTAAACCTTCGGCTTCATTTTCCCAATGATCTATAACTCCTTGATCTATAATAATTCCTTGTGGATCTTTTTTATTTTCTTTAGGATTATTGAAAACCGGTTGGCCATACTCATCAATAAAACCTTCATAATTCCATTCCATAGGAATAAACAGAGAATATAAACCTGATTTAGTTTGTCCATTGCGATTACGTTTTGTTACATCAGAGTTATTATATAGTTCTTTAAAATTATCACCACCTTTATCAAGTGAATTACTAGTACTACCCATCATACATTTACCAACTATTCTACTACCCAACCTTAAACAAGTTTTTGTAACTCTCCAGTTGTTTCTTATATTATCAGGCCTCTCCCACTTACCACTTTCATCATGAACTAATAGATTTAATTTTTCACCGTCATAACTATTATCACCTGTATTTTTCCAGTCTATAGTTGTATCAAGTCCTTCAACATCATCCATTTCCTCACGCTCACGTATCTTCTTACGAGTAAACTTTTTAGCTGGCACTCTATATGCGAGTTCAGACTTTGGCCGGTCCATACCATCTTGTATTGGTTTAAAGAAAAATGGATAGTTGAGACTTATTGGTACAACTTTATCTGTAAACATTTTCTTTGCATCAGCTCCAGTCTTTGATAGTATACCAAATCTACTATCACTTGCAAGTGTAGCTAAATTAACTGTTTCAGCTGAACTCATAAAAGAAAAACCAGAACGTCTATTTTTTAAATAACACATCCCGTAGCTTCTATTATCTGCTTTACAAGCTTCCCAAAATATAAAGAATAATCTATTAGCTTCTCTAAAATCTGGAGCACCTACATCTATTTTACTCCATTGTAAATACATATAGTGTGTTCCTGTTATGTAAGTTGGTTTACCATTATTCATAAACCAAAATCCTTCTTCTCTTCTTTTAAACTCTTCGTCTATATATTCGTAATGACTTTGTTTAAAATCATCTGGATAATCTTGCCAGTCAAATACAGTTTTAATTTTTTTAAAAGCTGGGTTAGCTGGAAATTGTTTCCACTTTTGCTCTGACTTTAATTTGCTGCAACTATATATTTCTTTAGGTTGTTTAGGTAGAGCTATTTGTAAACCTTGTATTTCTATAACATCGCCTATCATACCTGTTTTTGACACAACAACTACATCGCTTTCTTTGTTATATCCATACTCCCACTTCTTACCTTTATTTAATCTTTTAATAGTATTTTGCCTTATTGGCTCTACTATTTTATATAAGTCTTGTTCGTATTTCATTTTGATCTACCTTCTGCAAAGCCTTTAAACTTAACTTCTTTATTTTCTTCAGTCTTACCTTCAAGCATATTTTCTTCTTCGTTTATACGATTAAGTATCTCAAAAGCATCGAATATAGCTAGCTTTTTTGTGGCAGCTGCATTTTTTAATCTATCAGCTGATATATCATCATCACTATCGACTATAGGTTCTTTAGCAACTTTAATTAATTCTTCAACTGCTTTTTGCCCAGCTTGGATTATACTCTTCTTCGTTTCCTTGATATTCATATTTAATTGTAATAAATTTATTCATAACCCTATATAATCTTTCTCCGTTTATAAGAAACTCGTATTCACTATTAGGCGTAAATCCTACTAAATCATTTATATTAAATTTACCATCAGAATATTTAACAACACCTATTAATGGTTTTTCTGTTTCAGTGTTAAATTTATTTGTAGCTTTTAGCGGTTTAACAAAGCTATAACCAGGCATGGCTTTATTGTTGTATAAATATATTTGATCTTCTGATATTATATATTTATCTTCCTTCCAGTATGATCTACTATTTTTTTCTCTACCTTTAACATCATGCCATCTTCTAAATATATTATGATGTACTATTACTTCATCACCTACTTTAATAGGTGATTGAAATAATAGTGGAGTAGCGATTACTTTTGCTAATCTATTTATATATTGATGATTAAATATTTCTGTATTTAATACTAGTTCTTTGTCATCAACTCGTATACTGTTATTATAACGATCGCCAATAGGAGAGATAATAAAATCTTTATAAGCATTCATTAATATTCTAAGTTATACTCAACTGATATAGCCATATTTTTATTAAAATCTTTCCATGGTATTACTACTTCTTCTTTTCTAATATAAATAGAATACTTATCTTCTTCTTCTACAATATCACAAATTTTATGACCACCGTAAACTTCTTGATCTACAGCGTAGTGCATTGAGTCGTTTTTATAATCTTTACCTATAGTTATTTTTCTTATGATATTATTTTTCATCTTCTTTTCTATTAATAGTTCCATCTGTTACGTCCACATCATAAGTTCCGTATTCTTTTGATAAAACATCTTGCATATCTATAATTTTCTTTTGAGTTATTCCTAGCTCATGAAGCAAATTATGCTTTTGTCCTTCTAACTGCCCAATTTTAAATTGTATATTATTTGTCATATTTAATATATCTTGCAAACCTTTTAAGTGTTCATCTGATATTTTCTCAACCTTAGGCTTAAGGTCAAGGACTTTTTCTTTTTTTCCCATAATTTATTTTATTTAATTTAATTTATAATTTATTTTTAAAGTCTACTGTTATGAATAGAAAGATCGTGCTTGTGCATTAGATATTTCTCTACTTCGTAAGCATCATCTCTACTTAATGCACTACTATATATTATTATTTCTTTGTAATCATGCAAAAAAGACTTTGTGCTGTCAGATGCCTCACCTAGTACCATTTGACTAAGAGCGCTGCTAAAATCTCTAACAGCTGTTGTTGCAGTTACGCTACTAGAACCTCCAGTACTTCTCCCATTTCCATAAAAAAGATTACCAAGCGCGCCGGTGCAATTAATGGTAAATAATGATGTTGACGCTGGCATGCTAACACTAGTTCCTGTACTATTACTAATTTTTGGCCCAAGGCCTCCACCTGAATTTAAACCAATTATAAACTGATTTGGAGCATTTCCTTTTATGTTTAATATAGTCACATCATTGCTATCAGGCCCATTTAATTTAAAAACAGTATCAGCCGACCCGAAATCAGCTGTGTCACTAGCTAGTACCAGAAACATAGTGAAATCACTATTTTTCATTTGAAGATTGCTAAATACCCCAGAGCCACCACTTCCTGAAACACCTCCTATACCGCTATTGCCCTGAAGATAAGCTGCACCACCAGCATTATTAAAATCTGCACCAATACCTTCTTTCCACACTGGTCGCTTAGCAGCGCTACTTTGTTCTAAAAAAGAACCAAGTGCTTTTCCAGCCAAGCTTCCCGTTTGGCAAAAGAAAGCTTTATTATGTATTCTATATATTGAATCATTATTGTTTACATTAGTAACTCCGGCGTCACTAAATATAAATGTTGGATCCATGAAATCATACCACATTCTACAACCCTCAATCCTAAGTGGATTAAAGTTTATTCTGCTTTTTGTTGATACTGAGTTTCCTATATTTAACATTATTTACCGAAATAACAGATTACTGGTTTGCCATCACCTACAAATTTTGTCCATCTACCAAATATAGTTGTCTCCGGAAACTGAACGCCCTCTATTGTTGTACCACCACCTCCGTGGTATGAGTCTAAGAAGTATAATCTATTATCACTATCTATGTGATCAATCTCAGCTATGCCTGCTCCAGCTCCACTATCACCAACTTCTTTTACTACTAAACTAGTACCATAAGTACCACCACTAATGCTAACTACTTCCATGTAGTTTTTATTTGGCCCTTGATATATAGGGTCTATATGACCAGCGGCAGCGTCTACAGTTATACCGTTGTCTATTCCTTCAGTAGCATCATCACCGATTAGAACTATTTGACCTGGTTTTATTGCAGCGTTTCTAGCGTGGTCAGTAAGTGGAATTACACCTGTAGCAACTGTACCAGCGCCACTAGCTTCAGCGAATGTTACACCTACAAAGTTTGCATCAGGTCCACCATCTGCTGCTATTTCATCATCTTGATGTGTTGGAAATTGTGGCCCCATTGTGTCTAATGTTTCTGTTTCTAAAACCGTAACTGCATTACCTGTTTGTAAAAATTGTATAGCTACTATAACGTGATCTTTAGGTGGGTAAACTGGAAAAGCTAAGTTTGTAAAAACACTACCCATTTGCCCAAAGTTATAAGCAACTTCTGTTGAATTTTGTCCCATAATTATTTATTGTTATTTTGTTGTTCATTATTCTTTTTAGACGATCCGCCGAAAAAGAAATCGACTACCGTATTAACTTTAGCACTCATAGCTCCGAATATAGTAGAAATAAAACTTATTTCAAATTCACCTAGTTCAATGTCTCTCATTACAAAAAACTTAAACATCATGAAACTTAATCCAAAGTACGCTGCTGTAAATAGTGTTGCAAGGATTTTCTGAATGAGCGCATCGTCTTTATACATATCACGAGCGCTTTTTCTGTCCTCGACTTCTTGTTTAAAAGCTTCTGTTTCGGCTTCGAGTAATAACCGTCTAAGAGCGAGTTTTGCCTCATCTCTTTCTTTGTCTGTCGTAATAACTTTGTCAAGTATTCCTTCTGCATTTTCTACTACTTTGCCGAATAAGCCACCTATAAATTTTCCTATCATCGTTTATTATCTTTTATCATATCATCGATAGACTTATTCATTACCTTATCGGTGTATGATTTGTTATTAAAAAATACACTTGATTCTGAAGTAGGTATATCTTCTTCCCCTAAAAGTATACGATATATTCTACTTATCAAGTGTGAGCACTTGAAGGAGGTTTTGAATACAGAGTATTTGATGGTTGTCCTGTTTCTGTGTCTCCACGTTTCTATCCAACCATTCCTCCTTAATTTTTCCCAACGGTTTTTATCCCAACTCATTGTATAGGTACCGTCGATAAATTCATTTCTTGTAAAACGCCCCTTGCAGTCTAAGTAAATTAGTAATTCAAGATCAGCGTCTGTTAACCCGTAAGTCTTACAGGCCCATTTTCTAACGAGCCTGTAATACTTAAGGATTTGTAAATCACGTAAATCGTGACTAGTTAATCGCATTAACTTGGTTGCTCAGCGCTGTTTCTAGCAATTGTTATACCAGTTACAAAGCTTAAATCTAAAGTGTTATTAGTATCAAGATCAACAACATCTGTTATGCCATTAACGTGAGGCCCAGCATTAACTGCTTCTGCTATCGCTTTACCTATATCTTTACATCTGTGGCCAGTTGTGTTAGTTGTATTATCATGGCTAAATGAAATAAAATCTAATTGACCATCTACATTAGCATCTCCAAAAAAAGCTTTTGTACCTATAGTGCTGATTGGCACGCATCCTAAAAACTTTTTGCCTTCAACGCAATAAGCTTCTGTTGTTAAGTTCGCTCCGTTACCATCAGCGAAATATAAAAATTTTTTCATAATTTTAAATTTTAAAAGTTATTACTAAGACAATACTGGATGTCCGTATAAAGTTAATAATAATTGACCAGCTGTAAAGACAGAGTCGTCACCATCAGTAGTACCTTCAGTTAAATAAAGATACATACCGTCAGTTACAGCACTTAAATCTAAGTTTTCTACTGATCTTTGAGCAGCATGAGTACCACTATTAACAACGTAATCAGTTCCACCAGCCTCACTATATCCTAATGTAGCGCTAGAATTACCTACTACATTTATATCAACTAAAGATCCAGCACCAGCAGGAAGCTCTAAGCAAGCTAAACTTGCTTTGAATAAAACTCCGTGATCAGCACTTTTGTATCTAAACAAGTAAGCATCAGGTGCTAACGCTTTAATACCTATAACATCATTGTTAGTAGCACCATGAGCAGTTAATCCAGTTAAGTCAATTAACGCTGTAGTTACCAATACTCCATTTTGCTCGTATCTTTTTATTACTGGTGCTCCTATACCAGTACCAGTTAAGCCAGCTCCACTTACTCCTGTAACTTGATTGCTTTCTTTTGATTCAGTTATAGCAACTGTTGTAACATCTAGGCCGTTGAAAGCTTTACTATATTCAGAATCTTTTGATGCACCAGCTACGTCAGAGTCTGCCACAACAACAAATCCACCATGACTTGGTTGAGAGTTAATAATTGACATCATTGCCTTTATAACATCTTTGTTTTTGTTAGTAGCATGAGTAAGTACTACTTTTATAACACCTTCGTCTCTTCCTTCTATACCATCAAAAAAGAAAGCTGTGCTAGTAGTACCAACTGGATCGCAACTTAAATATCGGCTTGATGCAATACACAAACCTTCTCTTGCCGCTTTACTACCACCTGTATTGATATCAGCAGCAGCAAAAAATAAATAATTTTCCATTTGTATTTTTTTTATGATTAATAATTAATTTATGATTTTATGTTTATTGTTTATGGTTTATAGTTTACGTATAATCTACTTTAATAGTAATTACACGTTTTTAGTAAATAATAATTATTCTACTATAACTATATCTCTAGCGCGAATAACTCGATACATAGTGTCATTATAAGCTATATCGTGACCAGCTACAGCGTCGTAATAAACACTGTCACCTTTTTTAACAATAGGGACATCATTACCTACAGATATAATGTTTGCTTTTCTATATCTGTTTGTTTCATCTGTTTCATCAGTTAATATAAGACCACCAACTTTCTTTGGCCCTTCTTTTATTATATCAACTATTA